ATGGAAGAAGTTTAATTCTAACATGGCTATATCTATTGAGTATGATCTTCAGTATTGATGAGAAGTGTATATGACTTTATTGTAGAGCCAGTAGGAGAAAGATACGACAACGAGTTAAAAATAGGTGATAAGAAATTAGTTTTAAATTCTAAGATAGAAAGTCACAAATTTATAAATAATAAAGCTAAAGTAATATCTGTGCCAATAGCCTTTAAAACCCCTATAAAAGTGGGTGATGAGGTTATTATTCACCACAATGTATTTAGAAGATACTATAACCAAAAAGGTAAAGAGGTAAATAGCAGTAAATACTTTAAAGAAAATAAATATTTTTGTCAAATAGATCAAATATATTTATATGGCAGAGACAACTCGTGGAAACCTTTTAACAATAGATGCTTTGTGGCACCTATAATTAATAAGGATGAGTTAGAGCTAAAGAAAGAAAAAAACCATATTGGAATACTAAAATACGGTAATAGTTCCTTAGAAGCTCTTAAAATAAACAAAGGAGATGTTATAGGCTTTACACCTAACAGCGAATTTGAATTTGTCGTTAACGATGAATTATTATATTGTATGAAATCAAAAGACATTGTAATTAAATATGAGCACGAAAAAAACCAAGCTCAGTATAATCCAAGCTGGGCAAAGAGCAGTTGAAGAATTAATAAAAGTAGCTAAAGAGCCTATTGTTGATTCTGGAGATGATATAACTGCTGATAGATTAAAGAACGCTGCAGCTACAAAGAAACTAGCTATATTTGACGCTTTTGAAATACTAACACGTATTGAAGAAGAAAAAAGTATGCTGAATGAAAGTGAGAATACTAAAGAAAAATCTTTTAAAGGTTTTGCAGAAGGGAGGTCTAAATGATATACGAGCAAACATTAGTAAAAACACTTAGTGATTATATTAAACCTGGTATTATAAAGAAAAATAACAGGTACAAGAAATGGAGTTATGGCTATGATGCTGAGCATGATATAGTTATAATAAGTAAAGATGGTACGTTAGGTGAAGTAATACAGATACAAAATCTAGTTATAGGTCTACCTTTAGAGCCTGAGAATATATACAAGCGTTCAAGAAAAAAAGAAGAGCAAAAGTGGGAGAAATTAGAGTACCCTAAAGAGCTTTCAAAAATAAAAAGTGTATTTGATTGGGAAAAGTACCCTAATGTATTTAAAGAGAAGTGGTATGATTATATTGATGAAGAGTTTAAAAGAAGGGAGCAAGGTTTTTGGTTCAAAAACAATGGTAATGGTAATTATATTACTGGTACTCACTATATGTTCTTGCAGTGGTCCAAGATTGATGTTGGGGCAGCAGACTATAGGGAATCAAACAGATTATTCTTTATCTTCTGGGAAGCTTGTAAAGCGGATGTACGGTGTTACGGAATGTGCTATCTTAAGAACAGACGGTCAGGTTTCTCTTTCATGGCATCAAGCGAGACAGTTAATCTCGCGACAATATCCACAGATTCAAGATTTGGCATTCTATCAAAGTCCGGGCAAGACGCCAAGAAAATGTTTACTGATAAGGTCGTACCCATATCGGTTAACTATCCTTTCTTCTTCAAACCGATCCAGGACGGTATGGACAGGCCGAAGACGGAACTTGCGTACAGAGTACCCGCATCTAAACTTACAAGAAAAAAACTTGATGAGGGTATCGCCTCAGAGGAGAAACAGGGGCTCGATACAACGATCGACTGGAAGAACACCGGGGACAACTCGTACGATGGTGAAAAACTAAAAATATTAGTACATGACGAGAGTGGTAAATGGGAGAGACCAGATAATATACTAAACAACTGGAGAGTTACTAAAACTTGTCTACGTTTAGGTAAAAAAATCGTAGGTAAGTGCATGATGGGTTCAACATCAAATGCTTTAGATAAAGGTGGTGCTAATTTTAAAAAACTATATTATGCTTCAGACGTCAGGGAGAGAAACCGTAATGGGCAGACTAGCTCAGGATTATATAATCTGTTCATACCTATGGAATGGAACTACGAAGGATTCATCGACGCTTATGGCTTACCTGTATTCGATACACCGAAAGGAAAAACAATAGATCCAGCCGGTGACATAATCACAACAGGAGTAATAGAGCATTGGGAGAATGAAGTTGATGGTTTAAAAAGTGATCAAGACGGTTTAAATGAATACTATCGTCAGTTTCCAAGAACAGAGAAGCACGCTTTTAGAGATGAAGCTAAATTATCTTTATATAATCTAACTAAGATATACGAGCAGATAGATTTCAATGAAGAAGTTAGAAATAAAAGTTTAGTTACTAGAGGTAGTTTTCAATGGAGAGGTGATGTTAAAGATACAGTAGTTGAGTTCAGGCCAAATAAAAATGGTAGATTTTACGTATCTTGGATTCCATCAATGAACTTACAGAATAATGTTATTATAAAAAATGGTCTTAAATATCCAGGTAACGAGCATATAGGTGCTTTTGGATGTGATAGCTATGATATATCAGGTACAGTTGACAAAAGAGGTTCTAATGGATCTCTACACGGTTTAACTAAGTTTAATATGGACAATGCTCCATCTAATATGTTCTTCCTAGAATATATAGCTAGACCTCAAACTGCAGAGATATTTTTTGAAGACGTGCTTATGGCTTTACATTTTTATGGTATGCCAATACTAGCAGAGAACAATAAACCTAGATTACTTTATTATTTAAGAAGAAGAGGTTATAGAAACTTCTCTATAAATAGACCTGATAAAGCATACAATAAGTTATCTGTAACTGAAAAAGAAATTGGTGGAATACCAAACTCTAGTGAAGATATCAAACAAGCTCACGCAGCTTCTATTGAAACATACATAGAAGATCATGTTGGGTATATTGGAGAAGGTTATGGACAAATGTATTTTCAAAGAACACTAGAAGACTGGGCAAGATTCAATATAAATAATAGAACAAAGCATGATGCTACAATAAGTTCTGGACTTGCTGCTATGGCTTGTAATAAAAATAAGTATTCACCAGTATACAAAACACAAAGGAGAAAAGTGCAACTATCTTTTAACCGATTCGATAACAACGGAAGTATTTCAAAAATAATAAAATAAATGATTTATACTAACACAAACAGTTCTTTCCCTAGTCAGGTAGTACCAGACGCAGAAAAGCAAACCTTAGAATATGGTTATGCTGTAGGTAGAGCTATTGAAAATGAATGGTTCAAGGGTGATAGAGGTACTAATATTGGTGGTAGATTCGCGAGCAATTGGCAATACTTTCATAAATTAAGATTATACGCCAGGGGAGAACAATCCGTGCAAAAGTATAAAGATGAATTATCTATAAACGGTGACTTAAGCTATTTAAACTTAGACTGGAAACCTGTAGCTGTATTATCTAAGTTTGTTGACATTGTTGTAAATGGTATGACAGATAAAGGATATGAAATAAAATCATTTGCTTCAGATCCATTTGCTGTAAAGGAGAGAACACAACACGCTACTGATTTAGCTGAAGATGCTTTTTCACAGAGCTTAATACAAGAGGCTCAACAAAACTTTGGTATTGATTTAAGTAGGACTAACGTGCCTAAAGATCAATTACCTAAAAGCAAAGAAGAACTAGAGTTGCATATGCAATTAACATATAAGCAAGCTATAGAAATAGCAGAAGAAGAGCTTATAAATAATGTACTAGACTATAACAAATACGAAGAAGTTAAGAAAAGAGTAGCATACGATCTAGTTGTGTTAGGTATAGGTGCTAGTAAAACTGATTTCAACCTAGCTAACGGAGTTACTGTTGATTACGTAGATCCAGTTAATTTAGTGCACTCTTACACAGAAGATCCAAACTTCGAAGACATATATTACGTAGGAGAAGTTAAAAGCGTGCCATTAGAGGAGGTTAAAAAACAATTTCCAAACTTAACAGATGAAGATCTTATAGAGATACAACGTTATCCAGGTGACTCAACTAGGACTAGGAACTTTAACGGTCAAGATAGTAATAACGATAATGTTCAAGTTTTATACTTTGAATATAAGACATATAGTAATCAAGTATTTAAAATAAAACAAACAGATCAAGGGTTAGAAAAAGCCCTACAAAAAGACGATACATTTGACCCGCCTGAGAGCGACAACTTCAATAGAGTAAGTAGATCGATAGAGGTATTATATAGTGGTGCTAAAATACTAGGTTACGAAAAGATGCTGAAATGGGAGTTAGCAGAAAATATGACTAGACCTTTCAGTGATCAGACTAGAGTTAATATGAATTACACTATATCTGCTCCTAGGATGTATAAAGGTAGAGTTGAAAGTATAGTTAGTAAGACTATTAGTTTTGCTGATATGATACAATTAACCCACTTAAAGATACAGCAGGTATTAGCGCGTATGGTGCCGGATGGTGTCTTCGTAGATGTAGATGGATTAGCTGAGGTTGATTTAGGTAACGGAACAAACTATAATCCGCAAGAAGCACTTAATATGTACTTCCAAACTGGTAGTATTGTTGGTAGATCATTAACACAAGACGGTGATCCTAACAGAGCTAAAGTGCCTATACAAGAATTACAAACATCGTCAGGTATGAGCAAAATACAGGCGCTTATACAAACTTATCAGTATTACTTACAAATGATAAGAGATGTCACAGGGCTTAATGAAGCTAGAGATGGTAGTCAACCAGCGAAAGACTCTTTAGTTGGTTTACAAAAACTAGCAGCAGCTGCGTCAAATACAGCAACTAAGCACATACTTCAATCGTTAATGTATATCACCGTTAGAATATGTGAGAATATAAGTCTAAGAGCGGCTGATATGTTGAACTTCCCTTTAACTAAAAATGCTTTAATGAATTCCATAAGTAGCTTTAACGTAGATACATTGGAACAAGTAGAAAAACTAAACATGCATGAGTTTGGTATATTCTTGGATTTAGAGCCTGATGAAGAAGAAAAGCAAGTATTAGAAAGAAATATACAAATAGCTTTACAATCTGGAGGTATTGATCTTGAAGATGTTATAGATTTAAGACAAATATCTAATATTAAGTTAGCTAACCAAATGCTTAAAATAAAACGTAAGCAGAAAATGGAAGCTGATAGAAAAGCTCAAATGGAGAACATACAGGCTCAAGCTCAAGCAAATGCTGAGGGAGCTGAAAAAGCGGCTATGGCTGAGGTTCAGAAACAACAAGCGCTTGCCCAGACAACTCTTCAGATAGAGCAAGGTAAATCTCAATTTGAGATGCAACGTATGCAAGCTGAGGCTCAAATTAAAAAAGAGCTCATGGCTGAAGAATTTAATTACAATATTCAATTAGCTAAAGCAAGGGCTGATGCTGAAAAAGGAAAAGAAAAAGATATAGAAGATCGTAAAGACGAAAGAACTAGAATACAAGCTACACAACAATCAGAGCTTATAGCGCAACGTCAGAACGATGAATTACCCAAGAATTTTGAGTCTTCAGGTTTTGACTCACTAGGTGGTTTCGGATTAGAACAATTCGACCCTAGATAAAAAAAACTTCATTAATTTTATATTATTATATTATGTCAGAACAAACAGTAAAACAAGAAGGTGAATTTAAATTAAAAAAGAAAAAAACACCTAAAAAGCTAACTACACCTACAGATAACATTGTTAAGGTTAGCGTAAAAGAACCTTTAATTGAAACAGAACCAGAGGTTACAAAAGTAGTTATCAAAGAAGAAGCACCTGTAGTTGAAGAAACAGTGGTTGCTAGTGAAGACTCTAACTCACCTATACAGCTAATTGAAGAAGTTGAGGAAGAAGTTAAAGAAGTAAAAGCTGAGTACAAGGAAGCTATTAGAGATGAAAAAGTGATTGGTAAACCTTTACCAGAAAACATCGAAAAACTAGTTTCTTTTATGGAAGAGACTGGTGGTAATATAAGTGATTACGTCAGACTTAATGCTGATTACTCAAATATTGATAACGAAACATTATTAAAAGAATACTATAAACAAACGAAGCCTTATTTAGAGGGTGACGATATAAGTCTTATGCTAGAAGATTTTTCATATGATGAAGATATTGACGAGCAAAGAGATATACGCAAGAAGAAACTTGCATTTAAAGAAGAAGTTGCAAAAGCTAGAAACTTTTTAGAGGAAACCAAGAGTAAATACTACGATGAGATCAAGTTGAGACCAGGCGTAACTCAAGACCAACAAAAAGCCACTGACTTTTTTAACCGATATAACGAAGAGCAGAAAGCTGGTAAAGCAAAACACTCGGATTTTTTAAAACGTACTAATGAATTACTAACCGATGACTTCAAAGGTTTTGATTTTAATGTTGGTGAAAGTAAATTCAGGTACAGCGTAAAAAATCCACAAAAGGTAGCAGAAGCACAATCTGATATCTCTAACTTCATTGGGACGTTCCTAAATGATAAAGGGGAGGTTAAAGATACTAAAGGTTACCACAAAGCTTTATATGCTGCTAGAAACGCTGATACTATAGCACAACATTTTTATGAGCAAGGCAAAGCTGATGCTGTTAGAGATGTTATGGTCAAATCAAAAAACATTTCAACTGAACCTAGAAAAACTAGTAGTGGTGACGTGTTTATTAATGGTTTAAAAGTTAGAGCTATTTCCGGTGCTGATTCTTCAAAATTAAAAGTAAAAACTAGAAAATTTAACTAACAAAATTAAACAAAAATGAGTTTAAGTCCAACATTTGGTTCATTGAAACCATCTCAAAAACAAGAAATTTTAGATAGCAATTATCTAAAGTTCAACGACGGCGCTGGCGCTGGCGACACTGATACTTTTGCACAACAATACTTACCAGAGAT